ATACGCCACCACCGCCACCACCACCAACTTGCGCACCGTTAGTAGCTCCTGCTCCACCACCAGCTATAAGCAATGTTTGTGCAGGCACTCCCCCAGCACTAGCATAACTTACTAGCAATGCTTGTGAAGCTATTGCTAATGGCAATGATTCTTTAATTATAGCCGAAGCAGTATCGGGTAATAATAAATAAAACGATACACAAACGGCTATTACAATGTCCGTGAACCTTTTCATCAATTTACGTTAATTAACCAGCGATTAGTTGTTACTTTTGCAGCACCAGCACTATGACCAGCAGAAAGACTGACGTTTCCTGTAGCAGCACTTGAACCTGCCGTTACAAGAGTATCAGTATTTGTGGTAATAGTTACTGTACCTGCACCAATATCGTTAAAGAAATTGATAACTGTACCTAAAGCAAATCCATTCGGAATTGTAAAGGTTCTAGCATTAGTATCTGTAGCAGGGTGATAAATTAAACTATTTTGATCGTTAGGAGTAATTAAAGTATAATTTCCTGTTGATTGAGAATTAACATTAATTGTCTGATAAAGAATAGCTGAAGTTACAAATTGGGTAGTAGCAATTTGACTATTATTAGTTGAAGCAACTGCGGTTGGAGCAGTTGGAATACCTGCTAAAGCTGGCGATGTATTTAAAGTAACTGATCCAGTTCCAGTTGTTGTCACTACACTAATTACGCCAGATGTAGCCTGTAGTACACCTGTTAATCCAGTATTTAAAGTAGTAGTTCCTGTTGCCGTTAAAGCTCCAGTAGAAACGCTTGTAGGAGTAATTGCTCCAAGATTAAGGCTGATTGATGGAGTGGTTGATGCATTAGTTATTGATGTACCAATGCCATTTGAGCCAGATACCGATACTAATGTTACAGTACCATTATAATTAGCCGATATGCTAATTGAACCTGTAGATGCGTTTAATGTAATGCCAGAACCTTGCACAAGGCTTATCACGCCGGCATTGGTTAATGTTGTTGATCCACCTAAAGCAACTGTACCGCCACCAGATAAACCAGTACCAGCAGTTATTGTAATGCTATTATTAGTTAATTGGCTATTAGTGATACCACTTAATGTACCACCAAGTGTAATTGTACCAGTTGATGTAATAGGCCCACCAGTTAAAGTAATACCATTTACTGAACCAGATGTACCAACGCTTGTTACTGTACCACCTGTACCTGTGGCTGATAATGTACCACCAGAAAAACTAACACCTGTGCCAATAGTAACATTTGAAAAGCCACCTGCTCCGTTACCATACAGTAATGATGAACCACTTGTAGCTGGTGCGTAATCTGTACCGCTAACCGCAGCAGTTAAACCGCCAGAACCATTAGCTTTTTGTATAGCACTACCAGTTGTGGCAGGAAGATAATCTGTATTAGCCGTAGCGATAGCCAATGTATTAGCTGCGGTACGTTTTACTAAACCAGTTGTAGCTAATCCTGTGATTTGATCCTGCGTTACAGAACCACCTAATGATGTATTGTTACCAGCTATTGTAATTGAGCTATTAGCTAATTGAGCATTGCTAATTGTACCACTTAAAGCTGATGTAGGAATTGTTGTGCTAGCAGTCATTGCGCTAGTACCATTGCCATAAACATAACCAGTAAGACCAGTCGTTCCTGTACCACCATATAAAGCACCTATTGCGTTTCCATTCCATGTGCCATTGGTATAACTACCAGCCCAATTTAATGTGTTTGTTGACCAGCTTGCGTTAGATGGAGCTACGTTGTGATAATCCCAAGTACCTGTTGATGTTGCATTTGAAAGAAGAACCACATCAATAAACGCACCAGATTGTAAGGTGGCTATGGTAGTACCAGAGTTATTCTGTACAGTAATTGTACCACTAGACTGATTGTTGTTAAACGTGAATATGTTTCCGTTAGGTAGTGTTGTAGCATCAGGTAGTTTAATTACCTGCCCACCAGAACCCGTAATCACCATATCAGGGCTTGATGAGGCTGTTAGAGTGATAGTTGTTCCACTAGCTGCTTGGCTAAGAAAGTTCTTAAAAAAGTTGTTACCAAATACATTACTATTACTATCACGAAGCACCACGCTATTAGCTCCAGATGAACTTGTTACTCCTGTACCTCCACTAGCTACATTTAATGTATTTGTAACCTGAGTTGATAAATTAATAGGTGATAAAGATCCACCTAAAGTTAATGATCCTGCTGAAGTAACTGTTCCAGATAAAGTAATTCCTTGTACAGTACCTGTGCCTGCAACTGATGTAACAGTACCACCTGTGCCTGTTGCACTAATTTGTACTGAACCGCTAGATGCATTAAGTGTAACACCTGTGCCTGCGGTTAAATTAGTAACACCTGCATTGCTTAATGTTGTGCTACCGCCAAGTGCTACAGTTCCACCGCCAGACAATCCTGTTCCTGCCGTTACAGTAATTGAATTGTTTGCTAACGCAGTATTAGGAATGTTGGCTAATGAAATTGAAATATTAGGAGTAGTTGTTGGATTGCTTACGTTTGTTATTACGCCAACCCCATTGTTTGTGCTTATTGATGTTACAGTACCGCCAGAATTGCTTGCACTAATTTGCACACTTCCCGTAGATGCATTAACAGTAACATTACTACCAGCTACGATATTGGTTACACCTGTGTTTGTGATAGTTTGATTAGGAAATGAACCGCTAACCGATATACCATTACCAGCCACAGTTGCTGGCGTTGCAGTACCTGTACCACCATTGGCTACAGGAAGTATTCCCGTAACCCCAGAACTTAGGGGTAATCTAGTTGCGTTAGTTAGGTCAGCGTATGTTGGTTGTCCTAAATTCGGGGTTACAAGAACGGGGGAATTAGAAAGTACAACAGATCCACTACCTGTTGATGTTGTTACGCCAGTACCACCATTTGCTATTGGTAATGTGCCAGATACTTGAGATGTTAAACTTACAGTACCAGATAAAGCTGATGTAGGTATAGTTGTAGAAGCAGTAATGCCATTAGCACCATTGCCTGATAAATAACCATTAAGCGTAGTTGAAAAAGTTAAAGTACCAGAACCAGTTACTGGTGATCCGCTAACTGTAAATCCAGATGGAGCAGCTAAACCTACGCTAGTTACAGAACCACCACCAGCAGTTGATGAAAGAGTTCCTCCGCTAAATGCTAATCCACTACCAACTGTTACATTGCTAAAACCACCAGCTCCATTGCCATAAAGAATAGACGATCCAGAAGTAGCAGGAGCATAATCAGTACCACTTACTGCGGTTGCCAATGTATTAGCAGCAGTACGTTTAACAATACCAGTAGAACTTAAACCTGTAATAGTATCTTGGCTAATGCTTCCACCTAATGCGGTGCTTGTACCAGCAATAGTAATAGAATTGTTAGTCAACTGTGCATTAGTAATAGTACCAGATAATGATGTAGTTGGAATTGTGGTAGATGCCGTTACATTATTTGTGCTATTGCCATATAAATAACCAGTAAGTGCAGTAGTTTTTAAACTGTTAAATGCACCTGCATTTGCAGTTGTTTGACCTATAGATCCATTAAATACAGACGTTACGCTTGTAGGTGTAATATTGCCTAAAGAAATACTAATGTTTGGTGTTGTTGTAGGATTGCTAACAGACGTAACAACTCCAGATTGATTATTTGTAGATACAGATGTTACTGTACCGCCAGCAGCAGTTGAAGAAATTGTAACCGTACCACCTAATGCAACTGTACCACCACCGCTTAATCCAGAGCCAGCAGTAATTGTTATAGAATTGTTAGTAAGTTGGCTATTTGAAATGCCAGATAAAGTTCCGCCTAAAGTAAGATTACCTGATGTAGTAACATTACCTGTTAGTGTAATACCATTAACTGTACCTGTACCGCCTACGTTAGTAACTGTACCAGCGTTAAGTGTTGGTCTATTAGTAAGGTCGTAATAGTTGCCCGTAGTTGCTACAGTTGCTAAACCAGTAATGGTTGATGCAGGTTGAGTACCTGTTTGGTTTGCACGTTGAATAGCATAAGCTTGTGCAGTAGCAGCAGCCCCAGCAGCATCATAAGCATTAGTAGATGTAAATGCTGCACTACCTAAATTGCCAGTAAGACTAATATTAAGTACTGGAGTTGTAGTAGGATTTGTAACCGAAGCTACTACACCATTGTTAGTTGTAACGCTAAATGAAGTTACGGTACCACCAGAAGTAGAACTTAATGTATTATTGGTGAAAGATAAACCTGACCCAATAGTAACATTTTGAAAACCACCATTGTTATTACCAGCAAGTACTTGGTTTCCAACTGTATTACCAGCCACATTGGTAGCAATAATCTGACCATTGCCTGTAGCAGTAATAGATACGCCACTAGGAACTACGATACTTCCATTAGTAAGAGCATTTGTGCCCTGTTGCTTTTGAACATTTACTTGAGCTATTGCAGCAACTGCACCCAAGCAAAATAAACTGATGGCTTTAATAAATTTCATGGAATTAAGATAAGGTTCCGGCAGCAGGTACAATCGTATCAAGGACTTGATAGTTTGTGCCATTCCAGACTAAGTGAAGTTCGCCAGCAGGAGTATACTGGTCACTAGTGTATGTGCAAAGGATTGGATTGTTTATCGAGGTATCATAAACATTAATTGTGATACCATAAGCCGATGCAGTGCTAAATCTTAAGTATACATGACCACCAGGTGACATAGCAGTAGCACTAACTACGCAACTTCTATTACCACCAGCACCAGCTAAAGTAATCCATTCAGTATGTAAGTTACTTGAAGGGCTTACAGTAAATGTAGAGCTAGTTGCAGTAGTTTGAGCGTGATATGATACGTAAAATCCTGATGGAGCAGGAACATTATAACCAGGATTGTAAAAAGTAACATAGCCTGCACCATAGGTAATCATGTTACCAGAATTGGTGAGACCTTGAAAACTCATCCAGTATTGAGCAGAGTTTTCACCATATAGACTAATGTCTGTTTGAGCATTAGATAGGTCAAATTCTGCTTGGAATTGATTACCAGCAATCCATTCCTGATAGCTAATGTTGGATGTAATATACGGAGGGTAAACCGTAGATGTAATTACAGGAGTAAGTGAGCTTGGATTAGATGATACTACAAGCTGAAGATACTGTAGATTGGAAAGATCTACTGGAGCATTGTATTGATTGAATAGAGCAATTTGTACTGCTGCAGCACGTCGTACCCACAACTGTGGAGGAAGACCTGTCTTTATATCAATAGGTGTTACAGGTGGGTTAGAGACCAGCGTAAGCTGGACTTGAATTGGTAATTGCTCGTATCCCATAAAATTAGTTTCCGAAAGCTATTACAGAAATACTGCTAGAGTTTTCTAATGATGGATGGCTACCACCATAAGATTCCCAGCAGAATACTTGTAATGAAGTTGTTGTTTTAACACCCGTATAACCATTAGTTCCACCAGTAATAACATTGTTATCACCTAATGAATAACCTAATCCATTTTGTGAACCAGCACTACCAGACCAAGCATAATTGTTATTAAGAAATGTACCAGATACAAAGTTGATTTGATATACACCTTGAGCAATATATTGTACGCTACTAATAGAAGATGAACTGCCTAAAATAGTACAATTACCACCGCTATTCGTAGTGCCATCAAAATTAACCCATGCTTTACATAAGTTAGGACCAGATAAAGTTTGTACTAATGGTAACCAATAAGCGGTGTTAATACCTCCACCTGTAGCAACTAAAGGATAAATATTATTATCTACTTGGCTAACATAAATTCCATAAGGAATTGATGTCGTTTGCATATTGTTAACCAAAGCATTTCTATAGTATGTTGTACCAGAATCATATTCAGGAACACCTACCTGCATGGTATAATTAATGTAATATGATAGCCAATAAAATAGGCCATTCATATCTTCTAAAGCTGGTTGATTGGTACCAACTACTGCTGCAGGCCATCCACCAGACCAAGCTGGTAAACTTTGAATTGTATTAGGATTAGTCGATGTTGCAGGAGCAGATGCAGCTAAACTACCAAATACACCAACAGACGCTGCTGCGGTTGAAGAATTAGAAAATAAAGCAGGAGAGTATCTTGTTAGTTGTGTCATTGTAGTAAATTATTCGAGAATCCAGTTGTAACCATCGCAAAATACTTTGCGTAAATAACCACCACCACCCACTACAGTTGTACCATAACCTGTGCCGTTAGGTGCGTTTGAGTCGCTAACAAAACATTCAGCAGCAGCGTTACCACTTGCTGATGGCAATGTAGATACTGTATATACTGATAGTTTAATTAAAGTTGTATTAGCAGGTACTGATAAAGCAGTACCGCCTACTCTGTTAAGCAATACTATATCACTTGTAGTTCCATTTCCTATAAGTTCTAATCCAAATGTAGGATATGCACCTAATTGACCTTGACCAGAGGTGCTTGGCGCACCTGTGGGTGATGTTAAATTAACATAACCGCCAGATGCATTAATATTACCATTAGATGACAAACTACTAAATACACCAGTACTTGGAGTTGTTGCGCCAATAGGTGTACTATCAAGATGAGAATTAGCAATATATGTAGTACCAATACTGGATTGAGAAATAGTTTTATTACTTAAATTTTCGGTACCAGTTGGTGATGTGTAATCAGTCCCAGCCGTTGCTGTAGTTAATCCAGAACCTGTACCTTTAATCATACCACTTAATGAAGTAGTAACAGTTAATGTACCAGAAGTTGTAACTGGACTATTGGTTACAGTAAAACCAGATGGCATTGATAATCCAACTGAACTTACTCCTCCACCGCCACCACCAGAACCATTAGAAGCTGCGGTTATACGACCATAAGCATCAATTGTTATATTAGCATTAGTATAAGAGCCATAAACTCCAGATATTGGAGATAACGATAAAGTGGTTGTACCATTCCAAGTTAAGCCGGTTAATGTTACTGGAGATACTTTTCCGGTTGCTCCATTTACTCCTAAAATACCACCGCTTGTTGATGTAAACAAACTTGGATTATAATATTGATTATTATTAAAATAAGTAGATCCAGAAAAATTTGCTACATATCCAGAACTAGCATTAAATTGTGCTATTTTATTAAAAGTAAATCCTGAACTTGTTAATGTGGAAGTATCCGCAAAAGTAATAGCAGGACTTGAGCCAGAACCAACAAAGGTAGCTAAAGGCAAATAAGATGTGCCATTTAAATATGTAGTGCTATTAAACACAGCTACACTACTACTAAAATAAGAAGTATCTGGCATTGTAACTGTACCAGTAAATGTAGGATTATTTACTGGAGCACCAGTAGATCCATTAGATGCAGAAGTAACTCTTCCATAAGAATCAACTGTTACTGTAGAATTAGTATAAGTGCCTGAACTTACTCCTGTAGTAGCTAGTGAAACAGTAGCTTGATTAGAAGTGGTAACTGCATTGATTTGTCCACTAGTTCCAAAAACTGCTGTTATACCGCCACCGCCTCCACCACCACCGCCAGCAGTAGTTTGAATAGTACCATCTGCAAAAGTTATACCTCCACCACCACCTGGTGTTAATTTTAAATTATTAAGCACGTTCGTATCTGTACCAGATTGATATATGCCATAATGATTTGTGGCAGTAGGTGCCGAACCAATGTAAAGTTGATAAGCATTAGTAATATTACTAGATCCACCAGAAACAGTACCCAAATCTAATCCGTAATAGGTTAAACCTGTGTAACTGCCGATACTTAGATTAGGCTGAATAAATACACCAGTCATTACTTCGCTATTAGCGTTCATAACTAATGTTGGTTGATCATATATACCAACCGCAGGATTTGAAAATAAACCTGTGCTTGCAGCATAAGTACCAGTAACTGATGCACCTGATCCCAAAACTGTAGCACCACCAATACCAATTTGATTAAATTGTACAGTATTACCTGTACCTATGGGTTGAGGTAATGTTAAAATTACATTACCAGTTATATAAGTACCTGTAGTTCCATTTACATAAATTTCGTTTGGAAACCCTTGTACACCTGTTGATGTAACACCACTATTACTAGTATTTACAGTTAAAGTACCACCACTTAATGCTAAATTTGTACCTAATGCTAATGGTTGTAAACGATTAGATGAATCTACATAAGTTATGCAACCTGTTACTGCTGGTGAAGAATTAATAGTTACAATACCAGATAATGTAGGATTATTTATTGGAGTAGTTTGTGCTAAAACAAAACTTACCACCAATGGTAAAAATAATAATTTTAAGTATTTCATATTATACGTATGCTCTCCAAGTAATTTTGTGGGTTCCGTCTGGTACTGGTGCTGAAAGGGCAACATAAAAATATTGAGTATCAGTTAAATTATAAACAATATTACCAAAGATTGTAGTCAAATTAGATAAAACTAAAGAATTACACATTAAAGTAATATCTATTTTTGTAGGTGCAGTAGCTAAAGTTGAATTGAATGGTATTTTATAAACGCTTGCAAAACCACTAGCTAACATTGCAGTAGTAATAGTAACTGGACTAGATGAATAATCCATAAGTACACCACCAGTAATATTGGATACTGAAATTTGTGCAGATGCCGTAGAATTAGGAAGACCAGAATTGTCTAATTCCATTACATCATTTGTATTACGCAAACGTAGTATTGGCGTAGAACTGTTGATTTCTATAATTCTTTCGTTTGACATGATATTAAGTTCCTAATGAGGTGTATCGTGTATTTGATAAACTTGTAGTTCTTGTGTTTCCGTCACTTAATACACGTTTGCTACCATAAGATAAAATGGTTACATTAATACCAACTCCCATTGGTTTAGGTAAAAATTCTTTTAATAAATCTATACTTAAAGAAGTATATAGATTAGAAACTGCATACGTAAGCGTCATGTCTTGATTGTCCGTAAGGACAACAAAACTAGGAAGCAATAAATTTAGTAAGTCTTGTATTGAAGCCAATGTTCCATTGTTGGAGTTCAATATGATCTGTAATTGTATTACTAATCTATATTGGTCATCATTTAATGCACTATTTGGCAATCCAGCACTATGATACGTTTCCCATACACCTGTAGTATTACTATTTTGTGCGTAATTGCGTAAACCTATTGTATTGCCTGAATTGCTATAGTTTTCAAATCCCCAATATGGTGGATTACCATTTGGATTAATATTTCTATTAACTCCAACATATTGACCAATTACGTCTAATTGTACACCTACCGCCGTATCTACGTTAAAAGCATATAGGATTTGAGTTAAAATATCATCACCTAATGCCTGTTTAGACATTAATGCTATTAGACGCTGGGCATTTGGACCCTGTGAATATTGCGATATAATTCTAGCTACATAGTAATTAACTAATGCTATAAGATGCTTTGTAGGTATTTGTCCTGTAGTTGGGGCACCTGCTGTAGGCCAGCTAGGAGTGACACTAGAATAAGCATCATATACCCCATTGGCAAAAATGGGAAATATGTTATTCTTTGGTCTTACAGGAAATATAGGCATTACGGAGCGCCAGTTAACGTAATGTTAGCAGCAGGTATATTAAATAAATAGTTAACACCAGTTGGTGATACTATATCTAGCCATGTACTGCCATCGATTGATACCTTTGCATTATAAATATAACAATTTGGTGCATAGGTATTGAGTATCGCAATTATCTGACTTGCATCTGCTGGTTGTCCAATAGCGTAAGTCAAATTGGTTATAATATCATTTTTTAATGCTGATGCATTAGGAACGATACCACCAGTAACTGTAGGAGCTATATTACATTTAAAATAGAAAGCTTCTGGTACAGCCACATCAAAATAAATAGGAAAATAAGTATTATCTACTTGTTTAACATTAACTGTTATAGTGTTAGGATTAACATTAACAGTTGGAACTGAGGTATAACCAGTTCCTGGCGTATCAACTACAAATGAAGTAATAGAACCTCCACTAACAACTGCATGAGCAGTAGCTCCTGCACCACCACCGCCAGTAATTGTGACAGTAGGGGGATATATATAACCAGTACCCCCAGATCCTAAAGTAATAGATCCTACTGTTGTACCAGAAAGATTTGCCGTACCTGTACCACCTGTACCTGAATTTGTCTGACCACAACCAGCGTTACGTTTAACGTAAATAATTTGAGCTATTTGTTGCTTTAAACTGTCAGTTAAAGTCGTATTCGTATCTATAATAACCCAAATGCTATGTGGAGGTATACCATTTGTGGTTACATTAGAATCGTTTTCGTATACAACAGCATAGGCAACACCAGGTACTGTTAATAAACCAGCATACAAACCTTGCAAATAGCCTTTACTAGGCAACGAAACTGAAGATGCACGACGTATTCTAAGTGCTGAATCTGATTCTTCAAGTTGTCCTAAAGAAGTATAAATACTAGGATTATTTACAGAACCTACACTGGTAGATACGGATACTATTGTAGTAATAGTATTTATAGCCGATTGTACTGGTCCTTGATTAGCAGCTTGAAACAATAAAGATTGAGGCGTGGAACTAGTAAAAGTATAAGTTCCTGCTAATTGATATATGTTACCAGCACCATCTGATACCGAAAAAGGTGTTAAAGGTTGCTGATCTATTCCATAAATAGTAAAAGGAAACGTAGCCGTACTTGAAGGCGTAACAGTTATTGGTTGTTGAGTATAAGTACCACCTTGTCTTACCACACCATTAATAGCACATCTAGCATCTAAAACTGTACCTACTGCTAAATCAGGATTAAACGAATTATAAATTTGCTGGGCATATTGAAGTACATCTTCTTTAGCCTGTGCAAAAATATTGATTAAATTACTATCTGGGGAATTAGCATTAAGATTGGCACCAGGAAATATGGTAGCGTATCCTGGGAAACTAATAGTTCCACCCACGATTTCGTTCTGGATTTCAGAAATCGACTGTATTGTTAGGCCGTTGGAATCTAAAGTATTAGGAATAGTAATCTAAGAGTAGGAACAACGTCGTTAAACGGAAATCGTTGTCGAACTAGTTAGGTTTGTTGAATAAATCGTGGATATGTTATAAGTTAGGGTCAACTGTCTGGTGTAATTATTGACTGACGTAGCTACAGAATTGATTTGAGTTACTCCATAACAGCTTACTAAAACTGACCTTGTTTTGGTCAAAATGGCGTTTTCAGTATTTAAATTACCTAAAAGATTAATCCAATCTATACCAAAACTAGTATTCCAAAAAGCTTCACCTAATAACGTCTGTAAAGCCGTTTGTATATTTAGGGCTATAGCTTCGTCACCAGTAAGATAATTGCTTAATCCCTGACCAAATTGCCAATCTAGCCCTTGTGGGCTTGTATTGGTGAGAGAAACCTCTCTAAAGATCATTAATGGTGCGCTCATTTAAGTAAGGCTAATACATCTGCAGCTAATGCTGGAATTGTAGTAGATTGTATTGTTGTTAAAGCTGTTATTTCTGGGGTCAATGCTCCACCTACATTTAATGTATTTAAAGCCAAAATTAAGTTATTATTTATACCTGTTAACGTATCTATTAATACATTAAAAGTTGTTAATAAACTAGTTACGTCATTTTTGATTCCTACACGACCACTACCTAAAGAAATCATAGGTTTTCCTGTACCACCGCCATAAAGTTGTACATCTGTAGTTGAATAACTATCTAAAGGATTAACTTGGGATCTTAAACCTACAATAGCTACTGCATCGCTAATATCGTGCATACGTACAGTATTAGGCGGTAAATTGGTTTGTCCTGAAACTACCCAATTATCTATATCTCTATCTATAAATACTAATAAGCAAGTATCACCAGGACTTATAGGAAAAGTAACTGCTCCACCCCCACCGCCTAAACACAATACTGGTACTTCATAAAGATGCGTATAAGGCACAGATGTTGGATTTGCACCAGATACTGTTTGAGATGCTACAGTTTCACCACCTGTGGTAGTGAGTCCAGTTGAGGCAGATTGAGTATAGCCTATAACCATCTGCATATTAATTGATACAGTAGCTATTTGTTTTGCAGCGTTAAAACTTACTATTGTAGCGGTTTGGGCACAAAACAAACCAGACAGTATTTCACTTCTTAACTGATTAAACAAAATCCTAAGATCTGGTTTAGTAGGAGTTAATGGTGTAAGAATATTTGTTTCTGATGTAGGTATAGCCATAACTCAACTTGGTAAACTTAAATTGCCTGTTATAGTTACAGGTGTTGTGCCTGCATAAGGCTTATAAAGATCTAATATTGTAATAAACTGTCCATTAACACTAGGTGATACTACACCTTCATGCTTAATGCCATAAATAGGGTATATTCCATTGTACGCAGGATTTTCTGTACTATTTAATTTTACTAATTGTCCAATGTAAAAAGATGGTTCAAATAACATCTTACATACCACAGATGAATTATCTGTAGGCATTGGCACATCTAATAATCCCGTTGCTGAACTAATTTCATAAGGTTTTTCAGTAGTTAAAAAACCCTCGTTTTTACCCATTACTCTTAACTGAGATAAATCAATCGTAGCGTTTAACTGATACTTATCTAATATGTTTTGTATTTGAGTAAATGTAGGACCTACAAAACTTTTTGGTCTTATAAATTGTATATCTGGAATAGTACCAAAAAGAGGCGTTGGAAATGCAGTAAGTAAATCGCTATTTAAATCAATTAAAGCCTGTTTTAAAGTAGTTTGTGGATTAGTAGTAAAATTGGAAAAACTATTAGAATACATAAAAGAATTATCCTTACAGGTTAATTCAGTAACTATGTTATTTCTACCTACACGATAACTTCTACCAATCATTACTTGACCATTAAAAATTAATCCTTGATTTCCTAATTCATAACCAGCCCTTAATTGTATGGGTACATAAAGACTTTGCGTATAATAAGGTTTTAATAATTGGTTTCTTTGTTCTTCAGATAGATTATAAAGCTTAAATGTGCCAGTATTAACACTAGACATAAAAGCCCTATCTATACTAAATTCTAAAGAAATTGGTAGTGTTATAGATTGTGAAGCTGTTGTTGTAACAGTAAAAACGCCTTTGTCTGTCGCACGTTGTTGATTACTTGCGATAGTTTGATTAAAACCATAATTAGGACCAGGCGTTGATTTAGTTACTTGAGTAACTGGACCAATAGGTGGTACTCCTACAGTTAAGGTATATGTACGATTAAATTTCAATTACCTACAAAAATTGATGTTTCCAGTGCTTTAACTTGAGTTTGTGTTAATATAAACAGTTGCGCATATCCATCTGAAAAATCACTTATATTTAATGGGTCATAACCATCAGATGTTGTACAACCTAAACCAAAAGGTAGTATATACTGATATTGTCTTAATAAATTAGGAAATACAGTTATTCTATTACCATTTACTTTATATGCAGGATTTGAACCATTCCATGTAACATTAAAAAACCAACCTTTTTGATTGGTTTCGTAGTACATATTAATAGTAGCTATAGTTCCATTTACTGTAGAAATGGAAAAAGTCTGATTTAAATTATTTGTTATGCCAGTGATGTATTGCATAATTATAAGTTATAGATTGCATCCCATCCTACTGACGATAACGAAATATCATCGCCACCATTAAGTATACCAATTAAACTAGCTACTTCAGTTTGTGATTCTTTTTGTATAGTAACCGCAATTTGATTATCGCTGTTTGTTAATTCAGCTAATGCAGTATTTAATACATCGTTAATAGATGAAGATAACCAACCTTGTGCTAGGCTTTCTACTTGCTGAATAGTATATGGTACTGTACCAGCAGATCCTGAATTTACAGGCATTGTAGCCTGTATTTGTGCAGCAGAATTTCCTGCTAATGTATTTTGATCAATTAAACTTTGACCTAGTATTCTTACTTTTTTAAACGTAACAGTAAAATCAGTTATATTAGTAGTAGTTTCATTTTGAACTGGTTCTACTGATTCAATAGCCATGCTACTAAATATACCCCAAGGCGTTTCTACAGTAAAAAGCACACGACCTTGCCACAACTGATAAAGATAACCAAATATTAACGCTTGTTTATTACCAGGATTATTAGCTACGGAACTGTGTCCTAAATAATATGAATAAACACTATTACTTTTTGCAGAGCTATATGACACTACGCTACTTTGTGAACCAGATTGTGCTTGATATGTACCTTGTGTAAATACTGGTTGTAATGGTCCATTTAAAGGCAATGGATTAACAATTTGTGTAGGTGCATTAGTAATTATAGGTAAATTATAAACTAAATCACCTGCAGAACCTTTAAGAGTTACTTTTTCTGGCGATAATGAAATCTGATCATGTATCGCAGTATTATCTTCTAAATAATGATCAGTTATTTCTGATTTTAATTCTGCTCGCTCTTGACCACGTATATCAAAAGTTAAACCACCAATACCACTAGGCAATGGAGATGGATATACATAAACAGTATTAAAATTAGTTAATGCTGCTGCAGTTTTTGTTTCTTGTGCAAAAACGCTAGATGAATCTGTAGGTACTACGTTTGTTGCCATATTAATATTGTGATGAAGCTAAACTAGATTGTGCAGCTAAACCAGCTAACTCTGTATTCCAGAATGTTTTTACTACATCAATAAACTTTTCACCAGCAACCTTACCATCGCCACCATGATTTGTTTGATTTACAGTTAAATTAATTAGCTGTTGTTGTGCTTGTGCTAATTTAGGATAGCTATCAGGTATAGTAAATAAAGTATCTGGATTTTGTAATTTATTTAATTCAGAAAAATCTAGTCCCATGCCAATTTTAAAAGACGATTTAAATATAGGATATAATTCGTTTATACCTTTTAATATTTTATCTACAACATTTGCGAAGTTAGTAAGTGGCACTACCAAATCTTTTCCAATAGTTGTGCTTAATAATTTTGCTTGTAAATTAATATCACCCCAAATGGTATTTATTTCTTTTAATTTGTTTATTTCTTCGTCTGTATAACGAGCAGCACTTTCTTGTTCTGAAGGATCAAATTTGCCTGCTCGTATCGCAGCATAAAGATTTGGATCTTGAATACCTAAACCTTGTGCTGCTTGAAATGCTATTGGTGCATTTATACCAGAAGATTCTTTAAGTGCTTTGTTTATTTTGCTAAATGCAGTATAAACATCTTGTGTGGGGTCTATACCTAATTGAGAAATCCAAGGATTAGTACTACGTTTTAAAGCTACATCAGTCATTATCTGTTGTAACCTCATTATCGTAGAAGTCATTTCATCTGCACTACTACCAACTTTAATTGCTTCTAATTGCCAGTTTTGTAATACATTTGTAGATAGACCTGTGCTTAAACTAAAATTCTTGAGATTGTTTCCAGTACTAATTGTGGAACTTGAAATCTTATCTAATGCTATAACTGCACCTGCTATTACTGCTCCAGCAGTTAAAGCTTCAATTCCTAATTCACTAAATGCTATAGCTAAATCATTAACATCAGCTTTACCCTGATTTATCTTATTAAATGATTTTACATTTTGTTCGTAAGCTTTTTTCTTAGCAGCCTCTTCTTTATCGTATGCTTTTTGCATACGTTTACGAAAATCTTCTTCTGCTTTAGCTTGCTTTTCTTTTTCTCTAAAATCTTTATCTCTTAATTCTTTTTCGTACTTATATCTTTGTACGTGACTATCTTTTTGCTTACCAGCTTCTACTTCTTTATTTTCTAATACTTCTGGTTTCTTTATCTCAATATTAGCTAATGAGGTAAGTTTCTTTTGTACATCACCTAAAGATGAACCTAAATCTTTAGCTGCTTTTGCAGCCTCTTGTAATTGCTTAGTTACAGCATTAAGCGCTTCAGGATTATCTACTTTGAATCCTAATTTTACAAAGAAGTCTGCAATCTGGCTCATTTCTTATTTTCCTTATTAAGTTCGTATTCGGTTTCAGTGCTTTCGGCCTGACAGATATGAAAGTACCATGCGTCTAAGACCAAATCAGTAGGCATCTGCAAGATTTCTTGCAAAGTACCTACTCCCTTTAAGTTTAACTGTAAAGCTATCCGAACCTCTGGACTTAGCTCATCTCGGACTTTTGCCCGTTGCCACTTGGAATCCCTTTTTGGATTGATGACAGCGATGCGAGGTTTTTGAAAAAAGGGGCTAAGTTCAATGTAGCCACCTCCCAAGCTACGAGAAGGAAATCTGGACGATTGTCTTCAGAATCAAAGGTATTTGCTGCTATTCTTGTAGCAGTAAAATCTTTAATTCCTTTGAAAGTGCATGACATCATACACTTCCATATAGCTTCTTGTACGTGTTCGGATGTCCCAACTTTAATTACTATATCTTTAAGCTGGGATGCTTCTAGTTGAAACAGTGTGCTTAAATCAAAAGCAGAACCAGGTTGGCCTATAGGAACTCCAACGAGTTCTTTAAAGACTGCATTAAACAATTTCATACTGTCGGAGAATCCAGCTAACTGGAATCCTAGAACAGCACCGCTAGATAGGGGAATATCTTTCATTGTAATTTAATTAACCGATTTGACGTGTGCCAGCAGCAAACTTGAACTTCCAGATTGTTACACCTTGTTCAGTTTCGCCTTCTACGTTGCTCTTAACTTCTGGTATACTTGTTGGTACACCACCTGTTAAAAGATAAGTATCGTTTTTTACATTGCCTTGACCATCACCAACACGCTTTACTAACTGTAAAGTTAATAGAGGGAATGATGGTGGATCTTGGAAGAACAAACGCTGGAATGAATTAATATAAGAATCGTTATTGCTACCACGTATTAGGCGTAGCGTACATTCCGTCAACTGACCAAGGGCACTAAAAGCAATAAGAGTATTGCCATTCTTACCTGGTTTAAATTGAGCCGTTTCGTTAGGAAATGTAAGTGAACCTACATCGCCATCTGCGAAATCTGTGAGTAATGTACCGTTTAACAGAATTGTGTCGTTACCGTTGAGTGATATGTCAGCCATGACTAATTAAGAATTAAGGGTTGATAAAGATGATTCCGTTAACGCTCTGAATAGCTCCAGCAAACTTAACACCAATTTGAACTAATGGAGCGACTCGGTTTTGACGTTGTGCTTGTAATTGTTGAGATACAGGTTGCGAATAGATGTAATAACCGAAATCAGCAATATTGCGGATTAAATCCACAGGATTACCAAAGGTTGTTGCAGTCCATTGACCAGGAGCAAGGAATCCATTAGCTACTGCCTGATTAAGAACATTTGTCATAGCTCCTTTTAATGCAGTCATACCAGATTCTGTTTGTGGAATTTTAGTAGGTGTTTGAGCTAAGAAGTTAAATGTAGTTGTTTGTAATGTATTGAGCAACCAAGTCATGTTGAATACATTATCAGCATAACCATTTGCACCAGTTGAAATAGTTTCTGGAATACCTTGAATTGAGGTATAGAAATCAGTTCCAACCACTTGGCATTGTGCATAAGTTGTAGAATCAATACCGCTATCAGCTACTAAGCTACTACCAGGTTGAATACCTGTTAATTGCTTAAAGTTCATTGTAATTGTCGTGTTACTTCCATTGAAGTTTGTGGACAATAAACGTGAAGCATAAGCAGCAGCAAATAAACGAGCAGCTTGGGCACTTACTGTATAAAGAAGTGTACGTGTTTGCTGATTGCCTGCAGCAAATACTTGATAGCACATACCCTGTGGTGAACCACTAGAATAAAGATCTGATTTATTATTTGTTGGAGCAAATAATAGTGTCTTTGGCGTTAATGCTTGTACTTCATTAGAAGCAGCTACGATTTCAGAAACGTTAGGATTATATGCACACCAGCAAATACCACCTGTGTAAATTAATTGAGTGATTGCAAAGATAGCTGTTGAAAGCGTATCAGCACTTGTCATTGGATAAATTACCAACTGACCACCACCAGAAAGAATGTTTGGTGATTGGCTAAATACTTCTTGAGCCATTGCATAAGTTTCTGAACCTGTACCGAAATCAAGACCTACTTGAATTGGATCAGTATAAACTCTGTAGGTACTACCAATAATAATTGTTGGAACAGTAGCATAATTAGCACCACCATTAATAACATTAATTCCAGTTACTACACCACTAGAATTTACAACTGCTGTACCAGATGCAGGAGTGATTGTATTTCCTGTGGTTGGTGTACCACCTACGAAAAATACTGTTGGTATATTTGTATAACCAGAACCACCACTGCTTATTGTAATTGCACTTAATCCTAATGGAATAGCACCACCAGAAAGTGAACCAGTTACCGATGCTACTGCACCATGACCAAAACTTGAATATGAAGGACCGGAAGAAGATGGTGATTCTGCCGTAATAATAGCCAACGAATTTACGTTGTACGCTGGAACACCTGAGCCAGGTTGTTCAACGGTGAAGTTAACGAAGTTATTAATTGATAGTGACATGATTTATACGATTAAGGATTTGTGATTACTTCCGGCCCCAAATATTGATCGTAATAATCAACTGGTACCGTCCGAATGAAGGCTGTTAAAACATTAAAAGTTATAGAATAACGTGTAAGTCTTGATGCTCCCTCGACATAGGAAGTATCGTTAAAAGAGGTTGGTAAATTGCCGATTGTGAACCCATATTTTTCTTGTAGTTGTTCAGCCCTCGTTGAATTTAAAGCAAACAATATTTCTTGTCTTCTTGCTCTAGCATCATTGTTCCTAGACATAATTTCTATCGAATATATCTGCTGAACATTTTGAGTTTGAACCTCATTTAAAACTACAGTTTCTGGTTCACCTACGACAGTAGAAGGTATATAACCGTTTTGATAAGATATACTATGACCGTAGATTTTATCTCCCAATAATCCTACAGCTACAAATATAGTATCATCTGGAGGTATAGGTATACGTTGATTATATGTAACTACATGATTGTTATCAAGTTGCAGTTGATCACGTATCAGTTTTACCAATAAATTAATTATTTCAGGTTTCGGTTGCACTATTGTAGTCCTCCACCAGTCGATATTTAAAATAACCAAATCGTGACCAATTCCATTTATGTACTACACGATAAATGACATTATCAATGACTACTTGGTCATTAGGTGTCATTTGCGGATCTGTTACACAATAAAGGTTTGAATGTCTCCACGCACGTTCACCTTCAAATTTGAAATTAAGTTTTTGACCTACTGAAGCAGTAAGAAAACCCTGTGTTTTAAATTGATAAGATACTGTTACTGCATCGCCATCTTGTACTCTTACACGATTGATAAGCATTGTTAATGGTTGTGACCATCCGCTTACTGTATAACGACCTTGAGGCGCAGTATTAGTATGAGTTAAATTGATTTTTCCTGCTCCTACAATAGGGCCAGGATTTGTTGGAAATGTTTGTGTAGGTGTAATCATTTAACCACCTCATAACCAAATGAAGACTCTAATTGTTTAGAATCTATTAATATTAATCTAGAAGGACGATTATATCTTTTTCTATTAGCTATAGTAGCTTCTGATAATTCTACCCAGCCTGTTGGTATACCTTGAGATTTAAAATTATCATCTACTAATTTTACTGCCGTTTGACCTACTACTTCCAACATTCCATAAATGCCAGATGTGACAAAACTATCTTTCCACGTCGTTTCAGATACATTGTTTAATCTTGATCCCATGAGTGTCATCATAGGTTTTCTTAAGATTGAACGCATTGGTACACCTATTCCAAATTCATGCTTATAAGCTATCTGTGAATTAGTTAATTTCCTGTCTTTAGGATATACAGGTGTACGATTATTGCTTTCAGCCATTACTCCAACTTTAACGGCTAATTTACTTTTAGCTTTTAAAGCCTTGGTAAGACCTTTAAGCTCTTCGGTGTTTAATGTAACCGTAGTTTGCATGATAATTACTACGGTAGCGTTTCTCTAAAAGCTACAAATACGTTGGCAATTAATTGAGGACTGATTATCTGTAGATACATTGCACCATATCTAGTTTTACTAAAATGTGAGAGCATTGGGTCCTGAGCTATCCGTTCTGGGATTTGAAATCCTTCAGTTACGGAGTCGATGCTTTTGGATACAGTCAGCCAACTATATTGACTGCCCATGCCCTCCTGAGCAGCCAAGAGCTTTTCCACTAGCTGGTGCGCTGCTAGATATAGGAAAGCCCGACTAAAGAACTGCTGTGTCGGAAATAGAGCTTGGTTAATATTAAACTGAGCATCAAAAATTGCTCCGCTAATATCATTGTCTGTTACTTTGCTTAAATCAGATGGATCTCCAGCACCACCAGTAATAGTGATAATTGGAGGTTGTCCATAATTAGATCCACCATTTGTAACGGTAAATCCAGTTACCTGACCGCCTGCAATACTTGCAGTAGCAGTTGCGCCTGTGCCAAGATCTCCTGGAGCAGCTCCCACAATGACTGTAGGTACGGTGGCGTAACCGAACCCACCTGCTCCAAGAGAAATTGACGTTACGACTCCAGAGATGTTAATTGAAGCAATGCCAGAAGCTCCATACGCAGGAACTGCATAAGGAAAGTCGCGGGAGAATTGCGATTTAAAATCACTAACAGTTGGAATCGTGAATGGCACAATTAAGCAGCCTTATTTTTTGAAATAGCTTTCGGCATATTCTTAAGCATTGCCTCTAGATTTTTGACTCTATCAGCAAGCTCTTGATTTTCCTTTGAAAGCTCTTCTACTTTTGCTTTTTGTTCCTCTGCCTTAGCATTATTAGCAGCAGCGTCTGAACCAACGTCTGATGCTAAAGCAATGTGTTGAGGAAACATTTTAATCCACTTGTCCGCTAACCATTTAGGGACCGACGCAAAGTCGGTGCCCTTTATGGTATATGAACCGTGGGTGTAAGAACCAAATGAAGATTTGTTCTTGTTGTAAATGCGCACGAGACCTTCGTCCGGCACGGAAGCGACGGTGGGAGTCGCATTGGCTTCAGTTATCATAGTATTGTTTGTTTAGGTTTAATCCTAGCTTCCAATTAGTATTGGAAGCGTAAGACTTCGAGATTACGATAAACGATCGTACCTGTGTACTGACCATAACCTACGTCAGCAAACGAGAAGTTGTTCAGCGAGTTTGGTTGTGTGGTTGTATATGGTACTGGAATATCCATACGTACTGATTCTGCATCATCACGATATAGCATATAGTAGTGGAGTCCTGCTGGATTATTAGCAGCATCGCAATAAGCGAGTGGCATAATCTTGAACTCTTTTTCCATAGGAGCTACTGCACGAGTAAATGCTTCCTCTAAGTACTGGATTATTGGAACTGGATATGTACCAACTGTACCAGGAGTTAAAGCAGGAAGACCTGTCCAATCAGCATAAGGAATGACCAAACGATTTGGCATTGCTGTGCTGTTCGTGTTAGCGAAGTAAGTTTGGATTAATGTCGTTACAAACGTCTGTAAACCAGCAGCGTTTAAGCTACTAATTGGAGCAGTAATTAAACTGGTGTTTGTATTGATGCTTGTGTTCGTGAGTAAACCAGGAATACGTGTATCTGTAGCATCACCTAAGAAAGCGATCTTTTGGATACCTAAGTCCCAGTTCTTTTTACGAGCGCGGTGTTTGCGTTCAATAATATCCCAGTTGTTAGCACGTAGTGCTTGTTCAACATCGAAGATGGAGTATTGGATGCCCTTTGCCCAGTTTTGGACATAAGCACTTACGCCATCAACTGCAACGTCAGCAGAAGCTAAACGAGCATCAGAAGAACCTGTACGTAAGTTACCAGATGAGAAATCATCAGCTAATTCGTATGTACGGTTTGTTAAGATGTCTGCGCTGAAAGCACCATCGCCAACGACGACTGGAATATAATCAGCAGGAGCAACTGTGTAGAACTTCTGTTCTGTTAGCTGCTTCTTGATGTATGTTAAAGTGTCGATTACGATCTGGTAACCAGTTGCGGTATCTGCCGTATCACCAACTGCGTTTAGACGTGCGTCTAATGCGCCAGAATTATGATCGCCATCAACAAAGATGGAAAGACCACTGGTTTTACGAGAACTGAGAAACTGTGGTTCACAGACTTCGTTGTTACGGACGATCTCTCCAGCTTTTAGTTCTGAAGGATCCTGTAGAGTACGGCCTGTGCCGCGATAGAAAACACTGTTCATGGTAATTTTTCCTTAGTTAAGATTTAAGATTAGGGAGCGATAGTTACTAGACCAGTTGTGCTGTTGGAACCCACATCGATCTTAACTTTGATTAACTGGTTAGCACCGCTTACTTGAGTAAGAGCATAACCAATCGTGTAATCACCAGCAGTTGCATCTGAAGCAACTGTAGCATCGTTAGTTGATGTAGTTGGGTTAGTAACTGAAACACGATTACCACGATTGATCGCAGCAGAAGATTTCAGATAAATGATGTTAGAAGTTGAAGCGACTTCGACACGATCAGAAGCTTTGTATGTGTTCTGACGTACGTTGTATGCGATGACTCCGTAAACTGGGCCATCGGAAGGACCAGAAGTAACGTCAACGACGATTTCTGGACCTGCATTAGCAATCAACTTTACTGCACAGCCTGCTTGGATGTATGAAGCAGTTGTGTTTGGGTTGATTTGACAAGTTTCGGTATCGACGTTCGGCTGGAAAGCAACCTGACCGATAACCGGAGCTTGTGTGAACTGGTTTTGATTGAGCGAGTATTGGCTCATGGTATTTTTATTATTTTATTGTTGTTATCAGTTCTTGGCTGAGTTTGAACCGAATAGGTTCTTACCACGCGCAAGCCGGTCGTTGATCGAGCCGGAACTATTCAAACGAGACACAGAGTCGAAGCTCTTCTTGAGTTGAGCTTCTGCAAGTGATTTGAAGGAAGCATTGTTGCGTTCCTTAACTGCAGCAGCGTTTGCACGCTCTGCCTCTTCTTTAGCAGTTTTTTCTTTTAGTTCTGCTTCTATTACTGCGTTGTCACGCACATCAGCTTTATCTTCAGCTACTTTTTCAGCTTCTGAAGTTGCTGGTACTTTTGCCTCTTCTTTTGTAGGCATTTCTGAGTTAGCACGAGGATGGTGCATACCAGCAATAGGGTTATGACCTTTTGTACCTTCATCATATCCTGGGACATGACCCATGTGTGTTGCTGATGCTACTGGAGTAGCGTGAACTGTATGACCATGATGTGTTTTATAAGCGTGGATCAAATGACCTACGTTATAACGGATACCTTCATGCTCGATATGGTCATCGTGATGAACGGAATGACACATATTATCACGGGCTACTTCTACCATTTCTTGTAGCGTTGCTGATTTCCCGTCACCGATGTCGATACGAGAAGAAGGAGCAAGTTCACTCACCTGCTCCGCTTTGCTACCTAAAGAGGCAGCTGATTTGAACCATTTAAACATAATATTGTTTTGTTTAGTGTTTAACCTTATTTCCGCATCTTCGAACCGAGGACGTTGATCCGGCGGAACAATAGCGAGATGATGAAATTTAAAACGCTTGATTTCCCTACCATAGGGAATGTTGTGCCAAGTACCACCTGGCCCAAAGTCTTTGGTGTTTAGTTTTGTACCTACGCTAACGCCCTTGTGCTTTCTAATCATTTCACGGGCTTGCTCAGTATCAATAGAACCTTCGCACACAAACCAACCTTTATCGGCATCGTATTCTGCGTGGTCTACATAACCATGTGCTACATCACTAAATTCATTAATAGTGGTAGGAATATGGTTAATTGTGAGGGGGCAACCAATTAAGGTATCAAGTGCCTCATCAATAGCTTCCTTCTTAATTAACTCTACATCGCCACCTTTTACGTCCCTGTAATTAACAAGGCCGGGTTCCATAAAGTAGCATTTGAAACGCTTACCAGATGAAACCAAATTTACACGTTCACTCCAGATGAGAGCATCATCTTGTGACGTGGTGTTAGACTCGATAGATTCAGTTAGTTGCAACCATAGAAGGAAGGGCTGGATCGCAGTCGCTAATTAGGGCGAGTTGGGATTGTAGCCGATTCAATGTTTGTTTGCGTCCTTTTATGCTAGAGTCAAGCCTTGCACGCTTTCTTTCTGCACGTTGTATATCATCTAAAAGAGCTTTATAACGGGCTTTTAGCTGAGTTGGACTTAAAGTTTCTTCAGATTTCATGCTGCGTTTAGCGTCTTATTTAGAGCGACAAGTATCCTAGCAGCACATCTGCAATTATAGTCTTCACCTGGGTGTCCACGTCTGCCTGTTTCTCTATCAACTATGGGTGGATTATCCCAAGAAAATTGACGTTTTTCTAATAATCTATGGTCGTGACGTACCCTATTATCTAAAACGGTATGCCAAATATAGCCTGGGGAACCTAAAGCATCTGCTTGTTCCTGTACGTAATTAGCAATTAGTAGATTTGTTTCCTGTATAGCCATAGTGTTAGCCATACGATTAGCCTTACCATTATGGGCTTTAATTATACCCTCTAGCTTGTCCAGCCTGCCTTCATTCATGTTATTTTCTACTGCTTTATGTAGGCTTTCAACATGGTCTAAGGTGTAGTTTTTAAGTTTATCTTCTAAATTTTGATGAAGCTTATCTGTTACTTTAATACGTATATCTTGTCGTACGTGTTCGCTAAATTCAGTCTCTTCAGTTATTTCTAAATTTTTTAAATCTTTAACAATAGCTTGGTGTGTAATACCAACTATACTTTCAACTGGTTTATCAAACAAAAGTCCTAGTTCTTTGACTTCTTTGAGGTTGGTGAAGATAAACCCAAGTAACGCAAGAAGCTTTTTATGCGTTTCTTTACTTTTTTGTTTTGATTCAGATATTTTACCACGAAGTTCATATGGTATATCTCCTTGTTTGATAGCATATCCATTTAGAACTTTATTATATTTAGCTCCAATGGATTGCATCTCTTTGCTTATCTTGGAATTAAATTTTCCGTAGAAAACTGTTCCATTGTAATGTATTACACCAGACTCTAAAGCTTCAGTAATAGCTGAATACGAAATACCAATATAATTTTGTCTAGAAACTTCTGATTCTAGCAAATCGTAAATAGGCTGATATACCACATCAATGAACCAATGACGTAGTTCTCTTTCTATTGGAATAGCATCGCTATCCCGTGGTATTATCGGTTGTAGGGCTATCTGCATCAAGCTGAAGCAAGAAGTTTTTTCTTGGCTTTTTCTGATCCGGCCTTTTTAGCAAAATCTTTTTCAGCACTTGCTTTGGGATTTTTATCTTTTTTGGCTTCAGGCAATTCTTGGTTTACGATTGGATCGACATCTCTTTCACCACGTAAAACTTCGGTGTCAACAGTAAGTAAACCTTCCTTTTTAAGCTCCACACTAGCTTCTTGTGCAGTCTCAAGACCATTTTGGAAGCGTTCCATAATGCGTTGCTGTTTTTTAACTTTTACATCTTCAGCTTCGTTACCAGTTAGTACACGTAGTGGTTGCCATTCAATGTCTACATCTTCTGGCATAAAACCAAATAACTGCTGACAACGTAATTCTACTACATCCAATATAGCAGGCTCTAATTCTTCACGTAATGCTTCTACTGTAGAATTGTAGTTTTCTAAAGCGTCTTCGCCTGAACTGAAACCACCAGCCGATTCGCCAAATAATTTGTTCTTAGGTATTTTGAGTGCTGCGCACAGATTCAAGCGAAGTTGTTCCCAGACACTTGCGAGTCCAGTAAATATAGCACCAAGGTTCTTTTGATCGTAATCATCTTCACGATCCATAACAATGGCGTTTTGGAAATTCTTCATCTGATTGGACAGAGTGATAGCTTGCTGAACACGAGCGGTAGTATTGCTACTAGCCAATGCGGTGTTAAACCCTTTCATCTTCCAAACATCGATTTTAGCTTCATCGAGTAATTCAAATATAAGATTCTCAAACTTTAAAAATGAATTGATAGAACGAATACATTGTTCAATTTCACTCATACCCCAACCTTGTAAACGTAAACGTATATAAGATGGAGCTTCAGCCCACAAGAACTTAACTACACGAGAAGCATGAAGTGGATAACCATAGTAATTGTATGGTACACCATTCTTGTAATCAAAAATGTTTAAATTAGATAATACTAGCTCCCAACGATCTGCTGGAATAAATACTAGCGGTGAATCTTCCTTAATAGCTTCTATATCTAATTCTTTTTGAAAGTCTTGATCTGTATTAATAACAAGGCCAGATCCACCATACAATCTACCCCAGTAAGCAAGATGCTTAAGTGCAGACATATCAGAACGAGCGAGATTAGCACACGCATTATAATTTACCCATCCACCAATCGTCTTAGCGATTTTCCGCATATCATTCTGACTGCGGTTGCGACTCATAACACGATTAAGCTTTAATACTTCATCTTCGCTTAATTCTGGAGTTTTAATTGTAAATCCACCTCTAAATGCATCATCTACTGGTTGGCAAGTAACTGTACGAAACAGTCCCTGCGTCATATAAGAATATGATAAGAGAATACGATTTAGAGAAAGTGGTACGTAGGCATTAGCATTAGCTAATGTAGCTACTTGAGATAATTGATTGGTTCCATATGGATAACCTGCAAACTCACCTTGAAATGTTAATCCATTGATTAACGAACTCATTCCCTGCCCACCAGCATTGTTTATACGCTCAATATTATCTTGTTCTTTTTTGATGGAATTGAGTTCATCTGTAAATTGCCTAACGATGTCTTGACCAATATCTGGTAAAGAATTGATACGGGATTCAGCAGTAGGATTACCAGAAGAATCTAAAACAGAAGTTAGGCGTTCGCGCATAAAGAGATCACGTTAATCTGTGATTGACCTTTGGTTAATTTGAAGCAAGAAAAAGATATGACTATCCCACATGATAAAATACTAGGTAAACATACACCAGAAGCTGAAAGAGACCCAAAACTCGTATTTATAGGGGTTCCTATGAGTGGAGAATTAAGATGGGAAACTGCCCAGATTCTTTCATATCTCAGTCAAAATGAGGTAGCTGGATACAAGTTTGTGGTACGTAAATTAGGCGGTTTTGGCGTGGCTAAAGCTAGAAATGTACTCCTATGGTTAGCTAGACAGACTAAGGCTAGTAAAGTTCTATGGATTGACTCCGATATTAACTGTGGACCAGCCCAAATTGAACGTATTTTATCACATGACGTAGATTTAGTAGGCGGTGCATATCCTAAAAAACAAATACCACTAACTTGGGTGGGAGAGCAAATACCTGGTGATTATATGGGCGATTTAGCCCCTATGTTGCATTTAGGTACTGGATTCTTGCTACATACTATGAAAATGATTGATGAAATCATTATCAACAATCCATCCATTTCCTACCATTCAGACGAAGATTATGGAGACTTTGTCAAAAACGATATATTCCATGATGTATTCTCAATGGGTGTTGTAGATGACAAATGGTGGAATACGACCTACCCACGTTATATCACTGAAGACTATTACTTGTCCTATCGCTGGAGAAAACTAGGTGGACAAGCATGGTTAGACACAAAGTGCCAATGCGGTCATATTGGATATGCCGATTACTTAAAGCTTAATGGTCAGTTAATGGATTTAACTGAACGATTAAACGATGCCAATTTAAAGCTCCAAATGGCCCTCCATAAGTAGCGTATTGGCGATAATTAAGCCTGTGCAGTTACTGATATGTGACTTGCAGGTGGTGTAACCTGTGTCGCATACGGATTAGTTACTGTGGAATATTCAACTGGTGTAATTACAAACTCACCAGGTATATTTTTACGATTATCTCCAAAATGAATATTATATTGGAAATAAGCATAGGTAGCTGCTTCTGGGTGTATATTTGTACTTAAGCTTGTATTCTTAGACCAAATCGTGGTTGCGTCTGCATACCATCCACGAACGAAGATAGGCCCTCCATTAGGATTGGTGCAGTTATTAAAACTAATACCACGAGTCTTAGGACGTACAATTTGATCGTAGATTGTATAGTCACCTAACAATACATCGTTAATCTGGCAGTAGTTAAACTCTACATTCCAAACACCAGCTTTAAAACCAGCATCGCACATCTGACTTAAATCTGTAAAAGCATTGGTAACACGTTTACGAGCAACGCCAGTGTTAACCCACTTACAGTTGTTAAAGATTACATTACCACCTCTAACTTGGTCATACGCTCGCTCAATACCGTCTTTAAAAGTGCAGTTATTGAATACTACGGTGTTGACCACAATGGGAGTACAGCCATCCGTTGCGAGACTGGCGGTTGCTTTAAATCCCCAATGTACTGTGCCACCATCAAACGTACAATTATCAAACTCAGCAGGACAATTATCGCCATTAAGTGTGAATACTGACTGACCATCTGTTTTATGCGTTGATGAATCTGGATCATAGCTATGATTAACGTCGTATGTTTGATTTGAGTATGTGTTCATAATTTATTAATTTAGCCATGAGAGGCTCGAACTCTCATCTTCAGACATTGTGTAGAGCGACTACGCCAATGCAGTATTATTCATACTCCTGAGATACTATCCTTTGTACGAATGACTAGATCAAACCAACACTTTCTTTGCTACGTTTGTCTTGCAACACATAAGCAGAGAAAGACCTAATCCTAAAAGGATCGAATTTAGCCTTTTTAATATCTCTATACACCTTATTTCGAGTTATGCCTTTGGCCTTAGCTATATCTAAAACCGTAAAAGATATATGTTTTGATCTCATAAAACATCAAGAATTGATAATCCACTTCCTAGTAATTGACTAATACCATCACTAAATGCGTCTACTTGGTCGTCATGCTCATGGGTGTCATCCTGCGTAAATGCCGACAACTCCATAAGAAACTCTGGTATCCAAGGTGCGTCTTCTTCTTTTGGTATAAACACCATGCCAGAGTCTACAAATGGTAAAACATCGTTAATACGGCTACCTTTATCCTTAACACGAGTAATACCTTCAGTTGGTATACCAAGTTCACCTAAAGCCTGCATAATACCTGGACCAGAGCCTGCCTCTTCTATGATAAATCGACTAACTGGAAACTCAGCCTGTTCTTGGCAATGTTTCTTATAGAATACAGCAGCAACACGTACAAACTCTGGAAGTGTCCATTTTCCCCTTACTTGGTCGAGCAAATAGGCTTTTTGGTTAAACTTAGCCCAGCATTGTATCACATAGTAGTCATTGCCCTGACCTTTCTTAATAGCCGTATCGCACGTTAGTATTTTATCTTCCCAGTTATATAGCTTACCATCATGCTTACGAAGTGACTCAATTTGAATAAGGTTACCGCCAAGAGCTATAGGCTCCTGTTGGTACTGCGAAGCGAGTACATACCTACCTATACGTGTCTTTTTTAGCCCAAGTAGGGTTTCAGTAGATATGGTTTCTGGTATGATGGATTCATCATTGACCAAAGCAGGAAATTTTAACAAAAGACACTGGTCTGGGTAGTTCTTTAACAAATAGCCACAAAGGTCATCTGGACTTAGCCTTTGAGCGTTTAAAATTATAGGACAATACTCGTCAGAATTGCGACGTGACTTAAGGGTGGTTTCTACCCATTGGCGTACCTTACCTGATTCTACTTTACTCAAAGCCTCATCTGGCTTCGCAGGATCATCTATACCTATAACACCCCCAGCAACTCGTTTTAAACCAGCCCCCTTACCCGTAAGAGAGCCACTAGCACCTTCAGCAAAGGCCATACCGTTAAATCTAGTAATAAGCCTATCTGCCCTTTGCCCATCCAACAAATCCCCGTATAACGAACGAAACCATGGTTCCCGTAGGGTTCTAGCAACATATGCAAGCGACTGTTCAGCCAAATCTCCAGAATAACTTGTATGAATCATCATAGAGTCTGGAAAATACGCCAACCCCCAACAATAGAGAGCTTCAAGGATCTTAGTCTTACCAGTACGAGGTGGCATATTAACTACCACATACTGTATCCCTTTTGGTAACTGCCCTAAATATGCCTGTTCCAATGTATCACATATCGTCCTATGGAACCCCTTAAGTGGTAACTCTATCCTATTCTCTGGTATAAACAACTCGCTGAAAAACTCATAAAAGCTTATACATTCGTTACTTGGGATATAAATCTCCTCACTTGTTTCTGTTATATCTGTATAGGTGGTCATTGTATGGTACCTTAATTTATGGTACCTAAGTTTATGGTACCAAAAAACTTATATTATAGTATCTTGAAGAAAAGGGGACCCAAATCTAGGACGCAGCAGAGACTTGATTGATTTCTGGGTAAGCTTGGACCCCCCTACAAACATGGTTTTAATAGGTGAGCGTGTTGATTAGTGCCAGGCCAGCTAATAGGTGAGCGTGTTTACCTATTAGGACCAGATTGCACAAGACATGGCGTGTCTTGGTTATTTGTTTATGTAAGTTAAAGCTATTTTTGCTTTGGAGTGGATTGATGGAGTGACTAGCCTAGCTATTCTTGATTCAGCTAGTGATTGTACTATGCTTCTTAAATAATCCCTCTCTTGAGCTAAGGCTAGGTGCATTAGTCGTAACTCATCTAATGCTTTGTTGCGTTTATTTTTGGTTGTCATTGGTTTGCGTTGTTTTTTCATTGTCATAAACAAAAGCTTCTATTTCAATCAATGGTAACGATTCGTTCTTTCCTTCCCCCTTAAAGGTAGAGACGAGAGAGGCTTGTTCACTCCCTTTTGAGATAGTTTCAGCTTTTGGGGGTCTAACGTCTTCTACAGTTTCATTAGCTTTTCTTAACTCTCTTGCTTGTCTAAGAGCATTTATCTTATCTTTGATGCTCATCTTAGGGTTAGCTGAGAAAGTGGCATTTACTTCTATTTTTTGGTTATTTGTACCATCCATTTTATTGTAAACGTCAATGCATCTTATTCTAGTATCTGGCGAATTATTCTCGTCTGTAGCTATGTTTGCGAGGATTTGGAATCTTTCAGCTAGGGATAATCCAGCTTTCTTTTCGGCTTTTTTTGTTTGAGTTCTAAGGTAGCTCTGAATTTGGGGTGAGTTGAAGATTTTTTGTCCAGCACTTCGAGCTAGTACTATCTTGTAATCACTAGGTTTCTTGTACGCTAATATATAGGCATTAGCTTGTGTTTTACCTTCTAAGATATGATTAGCAAAAGCTAACTGTTTAGGTGATAATCCTTTATCTTTAGGTGAAGGTTGTAAAGTTTCCATTGGTGTGGTGAAGACAAGCGACGTCTTAATCATAACATTAACTTGGTTGCAAGGTTATAATATAAAATAATTATATAATAAATGTACAATATACTTGTAATTTAATTATAGGTTAATAAATTTAGTACTATGAAACGCAAAACTAACAAAACAAAACTTATTAATATTAACAGTATGAACTTTGATTTAGAACTAGCATTAATGAAGGCTAATCTAGAATACACCAAGAAAGTTTTAAATTATTTTAAAAGTAAAAACTAATAACATGAATAAGAAAAACAAAACCAAGGTTTCAGACATTCTCTTAGGTATCGTGATGTATACGATTATCTTTGCTTTTGCTTACTACTTTTTTGATC